ACATTTTACACGGGCTTGAGCTGCCCCTGTTTCACCAAAGACAATAGCGGCCCGAGTAGGCGTTTTACGCCAGAAAAATTTACCTCTATCCAGGCCTCCAAAAACACTTCCAACTCTGACGGATAGCATTCTTCGATATCAATACCTGCGAGTTCCGGAAATATGTTTACTATCTGTTCACCTAAACAATCTATAACTCCCGTAAAATCGCTTTTGGCTATACTATCCCAAGCTGGCTCTATTTTAGGCAGAAAATTGTCTTTTATTTCTTTAATTTTCAGTTCCCGAATCACTATGTCTTTGCCAGCTACCGCTATGTTTTTAGCCCTCATTTTTTATGCTCCTTCTCTGGTTAAATGAACCGTATAAACGGCATCAGCTTTGCCAGCATCCTTCGTGACAACCTCAACAGTAGTAACAGACCCGGCCAACCCTAGAGTAACGGCGCTTGAGGGTACCCCTGAAGCCACAGTGTTGTCATCCACTTCTATACTATCTGCAGCTGCACAAGTAGGCGTTATCGTTACTGATGCCTGATCTGTGGCAATATTAGCCACATAAACATATGTTGTCCCTGCAAATGCCGGTATTAATGTCCCAGTTGTAACAACAAGTCCGGTCAGGTTAGGAGCTGCAGTTATTCCTAAAACAGGTTTTCCGGTAATTGTAAGCGAAGCAGAAAAGGTCATTTTGCCTTTAGTATCAGCTTTTCCAATCTCAAATTCGGTAACATAAGCTTTAAAGGTCCACGTTGTCCCGTCCGGGAAAGTTATAACAAAATCCTGTAATGTTTTTGCATTCATGTCGGTAACTAAGCCAATTTGCCCGTTTGTATCGCTTGAGATAAAATTACCTTCAATGGCAACGTCTCCGGCTTCCAGTATGGTCGCTATGACTTCTTTGTAACCATCAGGTGATTGGTGGTTGGTTGCATCTTCCGTATTAAGCTTTAATTTAGGGCTGCCTATGTTGGTTAATTCCGCGATTTCATTTGTGGCTCTCGCTAGTTTGGTTCCGTAGGTTGCTTTTGCATCTGTAGTCATTATGTTTTCCTCCTTATCCGTATTGAATTAGAAAATCCACCGGAAGGTGGATTAATTCTACATCTGAAATATATTTATCTTGGTCATTATCCTGGAAACAGGATTGTACTTTTATGTTGACCGCTGGCCAGGCCTCCATGGCGGCTATTACTTGTTCTTTAATCTGCTCTGCCAGTGGCGAAGTAGTCGCGTATATTGATATTTGAATTCGCGCTTCCTCTAATCCAGAAAACCCATTATGGCTATATTGCCTTTGGTCGCCAATAATTGTATAAACACAATGGGCATCTTTCATTCCCTGGGGGGCTCTAATAGGGTATATTCGTTTTTTTATTAGAGTAGCTAAACCTGTATAGGCGCTTAAATGGCTAGATAAATCATCTTTAATGCTCACTATGGTATCCCTCCCGGCATAGCCTTTGTAATCGCAAATAGCACCTTTGATGTAATTGCTTCTTTTACGTTTTTCTTGTTTTTGTCCATAGCTGGACGCATAAACGGCTGTGCAGGCGTCCCTTTGTGACCATATTCTACGCTAGAAGGATAATAATACCGTTTACCATTCTTAGAGATTTTAACAAAAACAGTGTTCATAGCTGGATCCATACATACGCCAGCAAAAGCTTTAGTAGCGTTTTTATGCCAAGTAATATGACTTATGATTCCTTTTCTTAAATTACCTGTATGTACTGGGGCACGTCTTTTAGCGTCATCGCGTATAATATCCGCACCAGCCAATACTGCATCACCTAAAACACTTCTAACCGCTTTATCAACATCTTCACACTTATCCATTATTGCTTTTAGCCCTTTAATTTCTATATTCACGAAGGTTGAAGCCATTAATTTACCTCCCTGCACAACAAATGCAGTTCTCTGCGTTTTCCATCAGGGTCAGGCGTACCGATAATATTGTAATTTTTCCCGTCAAACACTACCCGCATTTTCGGGTCGATCAGTTTTCGATAACGAATAATAAATAGATCTGTTGTTTCTGCATTAATTTTTTGAGCCAAAAAAAACTCACGGCTAGATTGATGCGCTTTGGATGCCCATACAGTAGCTTGAGTGACCCATGTTTCTATCTCTGATCCATCAGTGCCACGAGTAACTGTTTTGTACTGCAATTGGATCTGCCTATTTAAACTACCTGCTTTCATATCGGCACCACACGATCTAGCCCGAGTAAAGCTTTTACTCCAAAAGGGATCTCCTGTAGAGCACGTTCAACTCCAGCTTCTCTGTATTCATATAGATGGCCGATAAGCAGTAACATCGCTTGCTTTACCCTGACGGGCACACTATCTGCTGTAATCCCGTACCCTGCTACAAAGCGAATTCGAATGCCCGCTATTGGGTACAGAGTTGTGGTCGGCCATGCACATCCATAGGCTAGGGCCACTCTCCCCACAAAGGAATCGGGATCAACAATATAGTTAGTGGCAGCCCAGGTCGATTCTACTCCTGCGGTGTCCTTGTGCTTAATGCTGGTTACTGACTGCAAAGGAGGTTTAGGAATCTCTATTATATCGCCGCAAGGCCACATGTCTAGAATCAATTCCCATGTCTGCGTGATATAGACTCGATTTTGATAGTTTTCGCAATATTCTCTTGCAACGGTAATTAGTGCTTCTAACAAGGTATCTTCTGCAGTCGTAGGTGTGCCCAGAATAAAGGATATTCCGAACTCACAAGAACTAATGGCAATTGTAGTCACGGCTCTCAGATAGCGCTTGCCACCTATATAAGCAAGCTCTTGGGTGGCATAATCAGTTGCACTAGTGACTATTGCAAAAGTGCCGCTAGTTACATCCTCCCAGATATCTGCAGTATCATCCCGGTGCTGTAGTTTTGCGGTGACAGTGCCCGCTGAGCAATTGCCGGCTTCCAGGATCGCTACAACTAAGTAGCCAATAACTTCAACACTTGATCCTTCAAGACTATATGCCGCAGCTATAACATGGCTACCTGGGGCTATAGTCTGTTCAGTCGTCAGGTTATCAGCCAGATCCGTAGAGTCAAGCCTGAGATGTAATTTTACTTCTGCCAGTGAAACAGGTTCTACTACTGGTGGCGTAATAATTTTAAGCGCCAATCCCCCTCCCTCCTTTCTACAAATAAGAAAGCCGCCCACCTAACTGGTGAACGGCTTATAATCCCAAGCGCTTGGAAATTTAAAAATACCTTGTATGAATTTCTTTCCGCCGTGCTCCACTGAGTTGACAGTAGATTCTAGTCGTTTTAATATCGCAATGACCCATTTGATCCTGCACCGCCTCCAATGGAGCGCCTCGGTTAAGTAAGTGGGTAGCAAATGTATGACGCCACAAATGCGGATAGATTCTTTTGTCTAAATGCGCCTGTCTACCGATTCTCTTTACGACATACCTCATCATCTCAATTGACAGCCGATGCGGGGCGCGCTGGGTGACAAATAAGGCCGGATCTTGGTCAGTTCTTGATTCCAGATACCATTTTAATCTAATCTTTGCCTTTAGAGAAAAGTAAACCTCTCTCTGCTTATCACCCTTGCCGATCACTATACATGACCGGTTTTCCCAATCAACGTCGCTACGATTCAATCCATAAACCTCGCCAACGCGACACCCAGTTGAAAATAAAAATTCGGTAAGAGCGTGTTCTAGCTTAGTATCACAAGCCTCACACAGCAATTCCGATTCTTCCTCCGAAAATGCTTTCGGAACCCTTGCACCGAGTTTCGGTTCGCGTAATTTTGCAGCTGGATTACGGTCAATATAACCTTCATCCGTTGCCCACCGAAAGAAAGCTCTAATGGCCCTGATTCTAGCACCAAGACTTGAAGGTTTCAGGTGTCCGCCTTTTTTAATCAGGTAATTCTTGAGATCCAGCAAAGTAATCTCATTGATGTTTGTGTCCCCAAAATGTCTGATAAGTAGGTTATTCTGAATCAGGTACCCTCTTAAAGTGGTTTTAGAATACCCTTCCAATGTTTTGTCGGCAACATAAAGCTGCCACGCCTCTGTAAGATGCATGATATGATACCTCCCGCAAGATATTTTTGTTTCCCGCAGTTAGATGTGTAGAGCAGGCGCACCTGCGGGGGTGCTCGTCTCCAGATGATCAGTCTGGACTAGCCTGCTTACACATTACCATATCATGCTATTTAGTTTCAAGTCAATCTTCCGCTATCGCTATTCCGAGAGTTGAACAACTCTACGCCAAACTGCAACGTGTTCATCCGGTGTGATTCGGTCTGACCAATATTCCCAACCTACCCCATATTGTTCAGCATCGGGTGGAGTGTTCATATTTT